ATCGGGTCATTACTACCACGATAGCCCCACCAGGCTGGAGTCTTTGCCGTGGCCCTGATGTGTACCACTCGTAAGTCTTGTCGTAGATGTCTGGGTTTATCTCAGCCAGTGCCGCTTCTTGTTCTGAGTGTGGGTCGTCAATAATCAATAAGTCCGCGCCCTTACCAGTCACCGCACCGCCCACACCAATCGCAAAGTAATCCCCGCCTTTACTGGTGTTCCAGCGTCCTGCTGCCTTGCTGTCTACCGACAAATGTAAATCAGGGAAGATGGCATGGTACGCATCCTGGTCTACAAGGTTCCTCACCTTACGACCAAACCCTACCGCCAGTTCTGCGGTATGCGAGGTCTGGATGACTTTCTTGTGCGGATACTGTCCCAGAAACCACGCAGGTAATAAGTAACTAGCAAACTCAGACTTAGTATGACGAGGAGGCATATTAACAATAAGCCGCTTACACTCACCACGAGCCACACGCTCAAACGCTTCAGCCATCTTGCCATGATGTTTCCCGCTAATAAACGTAGGCCACATTTGTTTTACAAACTCAATGAACTTCGTTTCTGCTTTCTTCTTTTGCTTTAGCTTTGTTAGGTGCTCTAACTCCGCGAGTAACCTTTCCTGCTCTGGCTGAGAAAGTAGCGGAAGTATTGAAGGTATGTCCTTCAAATTAATATCTTTAAAAGGCGAGGCAGAGCTATTGGTCATCTAGCTCTATGACCCCCAATTCTTCATCTAGTTCTTCACGCATCTTCTGGTGGTTTAACTTACCAAACTCTTCATCCAGTGGTACTACATCTACTACAGTAGCGTTAAGGAGGTTCTTAACCTTCTCCTTAATTGCCTTCTCCAGCTCCTCTGGACTCTTGTAGTTAATAGTAACTTCACTTCTCTCGGTAAAAACCCCGATGTCACTGTGCTTACCAAGAAGCTCTAAAGCCTTTAGCTCGTAACGCGGGTCGCCGCAGTCAGCTATCTCCATCAACTTATTTGTTATAGCAGCCCTGGCCTCTGCCGCATCCATCGCCAGTTGTTGGCCATACGTGCGTAAGAAGGTAGCCGCCGCAAATGCTGTGGTCTGGTTGGTAAGGTTGGCTGGTTTCTTGGCTTGTGCTACTGCACGCAGTAGTTCTTTCTCGCGTTCGGCATCGCCCTCTGTCACATCCAAAGGTGCACCTAACGATTCCTGTAACTCTGCTGTATTCCCGGCCACCTCTATCTCTTCCAGAAGAGTCGCAGGTTTCTCCTCTGCTAAATCATAGGGGACGGGATGATCCTTTGTAGGTTCTATCTGTACTACAGACATGGCGCAGGTATCCAATACCGGTTTTGCGAAGTGTAGCACAGGTATACCCCCTGTATTCAAGGGGTGGTATGGGACTCCAAAGGGGGGTGTTTCTGTGTGAGAGGGGGTGGGGTGCGAACCAGACGGGTGTAGGAAAAAGGGGGAGGGGGGTAAGTCATTGATTTAATTAGGGTTTATGTTTAGGAGTTGTCAGAGTGTTTCATATTTTGAGCATATTATTAAGTACAGGTGGTGGGCTACTGAGTCTAGGTAAAAAGGGGGTACCCCCTGGGTACCCTCATTACACTGAGCGAAGCGAATAAAGAGTCCCCTCGTACTTGTCGAGGCATTAACCCGAGCGAGGAACGAGCGAGCGATTTTTTTCTGGACAAAAAAAAGCCCCAGAATAACTGAGGCTTGATTGGTTGGCTGGTTGGTTAATCTTCTTTCGGTGGGATCTTTGGAGCTGGCCAGCGTGGGTTCTCTCTCAATCTTTTATCATTAGCCTTTAATACTTTAGACTTTCGCTTTTTGGTATAGCATGCATTGTGTGGATTCCTTCGCATTCTAATGTTCTCCAGTAATGAGCGCCCGATTGTCGGGCGCTCTGGGGTTAATGGTTATGACGTTTCCTTAGCTTTATAAGGTCGGCCAATCTTCTCAAGTACATCCTTCAGTAGTTCACCGGCTCCTGTTAGGTTTTCTATGTCATCTTCTGACATCTTGAACTGCTCCCTGTATACATTAAGCTTTGCCTCACTACACTCTGACCAAGCATTAATAAGCTGAGTTAACTCTACCTCGCCACGCTCGAAAGGATGGCGCTCTCTGCTTGGGTTGTTGCCTTTTTTCTTAACCTCTGGCTTGCCTTCCGCCAGTATGCGCCCAGCGTCTTTAACTTCTTTTACAAATTGGGCTGGATTGGAATGATTGCGAGCTTTGGCCGTCTTAACTATTTCACTTCGTAACGGCTCGAAAGCTGCGCCCGCTGTTCCCTTCTTATCACTTGATTTTGAGTTGTACCAGTCGGGATGATCTGCGCCAATTTCCATATTGACCTTGATAGCTGTGGTTCTGGTCGCGCCAATCTTAGCACGCTCTGTTCCGCACGCTGCTGTGACGATTGCAGATATATCAAAATCACTGATTGCCTTTTGCACTATATCAACCGCTGCGTCTGCGTACCTTGCAAAATCATCTGTGCTAATAACTGCGCTCTGTACGTCTACTGCTGTCGGGCCGTTTGTAGTTACTCTGTCTAATATACCCATAAGGGTTCTCCTAATATGTGCTCTGGCTGCGCACGGAATTTGTGCCAGTTCGATTATTATAGTCAATACCTTTATATATACTCTGCTATGTGTAGACGATTAAATAATTTATTTTGAGCCTATAAGAATCTTATAGGGTGACGACTTTTAATCAGCCTCTGGCTGATGATAGTAATCCAGGTGGTGCGCGGCCCTTGCATTTACTGGGCTGTAGGCTACGGGTTGCTTTCTGACTTGATGATAGTATCCAAGCGGTGCTTGGATAAAAACTAAAACGTACTACAATGGTACGTTTGTTATTCTAATGTTACACATACTGTTATGTTGTAAGCTACTGATATGCTTAGACAAAACACAATGTTACGAATGTTACGCCTTAAAACGACTCACTGAGTTTAAGAGTCTTTATCTAGGCTCTTATGCGTAATGCGCACGAAAAGAAAAAAACGCTGCCTTTTATTTATATTTACGTAACAGTATAACAATATAAAATAAACACCCCCACACCCCCCACCACTCGTACACTTTAATCTGTACTACGCCGTTACACACCAGCTTCACACCGGTACAACATTACCCCCACTTTTGTAACATTACCAAACCCATCAGCACCCAACTTGTAATTCTGACAAAAACGTAGTACAATGTTACAATGTCTTTATGTCTGGTAAACGAGCAACGTCACGACCATATAAGATTCTTATACCGTGACGAACATAAATTCATACATCACGACCCTATAAGATACTTATACAATCAGGAGAACAATATGGCTATATGTACACAATGTGGTAAGCCTTACTCATCTGCACGCTACCTATTAGGCAAACTCACTTGTCTAACGTGCGGTGAACAAGCAGCCAAACAGAAGAAGCACACTGTGGTTCCGCTGCACAAATCAAACTACATAGTCCCAGCCAACAAAGCTGAGTTACATGGCATCAACAACAAAGGGGGATTCACCCGATGAGTGAAGATAAAACAATAAAGATTAGTGATTTTGATAGCCAAGCCACGGATTATCTCAGTGAGTTAATTATGGAGGAACTAAACGAGCAAGGAATAGCCGCTCAAAGTTTCGCGTTTAGTATTGAGGTGGACTACATAGAGGAGAACGACAATGGATAACAACTTTGAGAAGCTAAACATACACGACCCACACAACCAGCACGTATGGGTAGACACTACACCCACTTGGGTAACCCTACTGAAGATAGCAGGGTTCATAGCAGGTGGAATCGGACTGTTCGCTGTATTCAGTCTGTTCACAATCATCATGTTCCAACTGGGAGGGTAAGCATGGCTATATACAAACCAAGACGGCCACGCCAATACCATGTGCATGAGGCGATACGTGAGTGGAACCAACAGCTCTCCGCACTTAGATGCACTAATGAGCGTGTCCTACAGGCACTACTGCACGAGGACGTTACGCCTGAACAGATTGCGGATATGCGCGTAGGACTAAGAAAATTGTACAAGTCTGCCAACGAGGTCTATGAGAAGTTGGTTGAGAAGTACAAGAATGAATGGGCAGGTGGTAGAAGATTAACCGACCAATTATATAGACCCAACATACCCGTCAAATTCAAATAGGAGATAACAATGAGTGACAAAGATAAAGAACTTAGTGACTTACTGGCAGAGTACGATCCCCAGACTTTGCGAGAGTGGGTAGGTAAAGCAGAGAAGAAGGCGCGGAAGAGACGTACACCAACGCCAGCACACGCAGTGATTACGCTCATCAAGAAGAGTACAGGCAAGCCCGTGCAGACAGGCGATGTGGTGTACAACCGACAGGGTGAGAGATTCTACATACAGTCTATAGGGCAGCGCGGTATGACCTGCGTATCTATGGACGAGCGCAAGTACATATCCAGTGGCAGTCATCATGACTTTGGGTGTCATATAAAAGGTACAAGCGTGCACGATGAAGGGTATGGCGGTGCAACCAAGGCCAAGCAACGGCTACGTGAGCATTGGGAAAATAGTTTAATCATCAAACCGTGAGTCTCACGACCACATAAGAAACTTATACAATCAGGAGAACGAGAATGTCAGAAGATCAAAACAAGCCAATATTTACTTCACTAGCCGGTGCGGTAAAGCTAATAGCCAACACACCAAAGGTACGCTTCTTACTACGTGGCGAACCTGGCGTAGGTAAAAGCGCCATTCGCAAAGCCATCCAGAAGATGCTGGGTTACCCCGAGGCACTTATTGATTGCGCTAATCTATCGCTGGGTGACTTGGCAATACCTGTACCCAATCATGATGATGGGACAATCAACTGGTATCACAATGCGCGGTTCAAACTGCAACTAGGCGTGCCAGTGATTATGACATTGGACGAGCTACTCAAAGCAGGTGAAGAAGAAATGAATATGCTTCACCCTATGTTGGAGGTAGATAACCCACGGCTAGGTGATATAGCTGTGCCTGAAGGTAGCATTATCTTTGCTACCAGTAACCTAGACTCCGATGGGGTAGGCGATCAACTACCAGAGCATACGCGCCAACGTATCGTTGAGTTGATTATACGCAAACCCAACGCCGAGGAATTCTTGAAGTGGGCAGCGCAGAACAACATCAACCCTACCATGCGTGCGTGGGTGGATCGTTACCCATACGCGCTTGACTCTTACGTTGATGGCAACGTCAACGAATTCAACCTTGACCCAACCAAACCCAATCGCAACGTGGTGTCACCTCGTGTGTTTGAGATAGCAAGTAGATTGCTAGATCAACGTGAAGCCATCAACGATGACGCTGCCCTACTTGCTGCACTGTGTGGGGCGGGTGGTAAACCATTCGGTGAAAGCTTGATGGCCTTTGTTGAATACCAAGATCAAATGCCTAAGTTTCAAGACATTGTGGATGATCCGCTTCATACCGCAATACCTGAAGAAGTGGGGGCACGAGCCGTGCTTATCTATGGCCTAGTACACAGAGCTACCTCTGAAAACTTTGAAGCCTTGATGGATTACATTGAGCGCATTGATGACCCTGAGTGGCAAACAGTGTTCTGTCTCAACGTGGCCAACACCGAAGGTAAGAAGATGATTGCGTTTACCGATGGGCGGTTCGCTAAGTGGCTACAAGAAAACGAGGACATACTCTAATGCAACAAGCACCCACAACACACATGACTACAGAGAGACGCTTTACTGCTATTCGCATAGGGGTAATGCGCAGTGCTGAGTTTGTACAACTGACAGGTCTATTGATGTATGGCAAGCATGAGATTGTCGATGATATACCGACAGCGTGTACCAACGGGGTAGATGAGAAGTATGGGCGTGAGTGGATAGAGCGATGGAACGACAAGGTGATTGCTTTCACTATTGTTCATGAAGCTCTACACAAAGCGGGCCGACACTTGTGCATCTACTACAGGCTATATGAAAAGGATCATAAGGTTGCCAATCAAGCTTGTGACTACTGGAACAATGCCAAGGTAAAGGAAGCAGACCCCCACAACAAGGTGACTGAGTTTCCCTACGATGAGAATGGCAAGTGTCTCATACTCTACGACCCAAAGTATGTGGGGTGGGACATCAAGCGCATCTTCTATGACCTGTACCAAAAGAAACAAGAGCAAGGTAAAGGCCAAGGTCAGGGACAAGGTGAAGGCCAAGGGGGTGATGGTGAAGGTATGGAATCCTTTGATGACCATGAGTGGGAAGCTGCCCAAGGTGAAGGTGAACAAGCCGAGAAGGTGAAGCGTGAGATAGATCACGCCATCCGACAAGGACATTATGCGGCACGCCAACACGGTAAGGGTGGTGGCACAGATGTGCTTGGACTCAATGGCTTACTTGCACCACGTATTGCATGGGAGCAAGAGATGCGCGTGTTCTGGTCTAGTAGTGTCAAGAAGAAAACCAAGAGTACGTGGGCCAGACCTAACAGGCGGCATTTGCCACAGAACTTGATCCTTCCCTCTCGTAAGGGCAATGGGATAAACGAGGTGGTCTATGCGCGTGATACGTCTGGGTCTATGAACTTGAGGAATCGTTTGTCGCGTGTCACCACCGAGGTCATAGCCCTAGCAAAGCTGGTGCAGATTGAGCGTATTCATTTCATTGACTGGGATGGTGAGGTGGAGAGGCACGAGGTCTACAGTAGTGACAAGCTGGAGCAAGCAGACATGACCCTCAAGCCTACGGGTGGGGGTGGGACTGACCCTACTTGTGTTTCAGATTACTTGAGTAAGCATAACATCAAACCCGATTGCATCATTATTGCAACGGATGGTGAAGTGGGAGCGTGGGGTACATGGCAATCACCCCTGCTCTGGGTCATTACTAACAACAACCCTATCGTTGCACCGGTAGGTAAATCAATTCATGTGGAGGACGACTGATGAAGGGGATAATTAAGATAGGCTGGAAAGAGTATGTCATGGAATTGGATGAGGCTTTGGAACTGATACAAAAACTCCAAGAAGCGGAGCGGTTTGAAGAGTACACAGAGTACAAGTCCAAAGAAAAAACGTACCACGTATGGAGCGAAGGTATTGAAAGTGTTCGCGCTAGTGTGGAGGTGTTGACTGAATCAGGTTACAGGGCAGCTAAGTTGCTAGGTAAGCATGAGAAATCAACATAAGCCGACCCTATAAGAAACTTATACACTCAGGAGAACGATATGTTTGGACAGATAACAGATTTACCCTTCTTGCGTAATTACGCAGAGGCTTTGAAACATTACGAAGGTATTAAACCTATCAGGGGCAGCAATAACCTACGCCCGATATGCGACACCCCCAATGGGAGACGCAAGAAACACATGGAGATAAGGACTACTAAAGTAAATGGTATGAACGCTGTAGCGTGTCGCCTCTATGACACTGATGTAGTTACCTACCTAGAGTCTGATGAAGTCTGGTTCAAGACAGGGGGGTGGTCAACCAACACTACCCATGACTTTGCTGACAAACTACTGGCGGGGTGGGGTGGCCACGTAACCGTGTTTACCAAGAATGGCCGCACAGAGCTGCACTGTGATGGGGAAGGGGTAGCCGTTGACTCTGGTGACACCATCAAACTCACATGGCAGAACGGCTGGCATTTTGTAGACAAGCCACAACAGTACTCATACCAAGTTAACCGCAAGGTTATGAACAGGCGGATGAGAGAGATGCAACCGTTCATTACATTTACTAGCGGACTGCTAAAGGTGATGGACTTCACAGAGTTAGGAAACATGAAAACTCTTCTTGAAACCTACAAGCGCAATCGTAGCTGGGAACATGTTAGCACTGAGAGGTGTGAACTGGGCGGTTACCCGCTAGAGTTTTTCCAAGGTATGCAAGCGATAAGCAGTTGCTTTACGTTGCATAAAATCGCATGTAGTGAGTCGAGGGGGGAGAGGGCAACTCAGGCGGCAATGTTCATGCTTATACACGCAGGTAGCTATGGTTGGAACAATAACATTGGCTATGCACCTGACAACAAAGCGATCAGAAAAACATTTGCCAAGTTAATTAAGCATTTGTTCTTTGATGAGGTGTTCATGCGCGTAGCAACACATAGGCCACCTTCAAACAACAACGAGAAGTTCGTAGATGTACCTTTTAAACTCGCCACTACATAAGAAACTTATACAATCAGGAGAACGATATGAGTATTGACCAAAGAGCATTACTAGTAGAGTTAAACATATCCACTTGGACAGCTAACAAGTTGGACAGGGGTAAGACAGACCAGATACTACACGATAGCAAGGCGGGTAATCGCGCCGGTAAATTCCACAAGAACTTGATGGCAGGTACATCACTCGTCAAGGACTTATCGGATTACGCTGCCCAGTGTAGGACTTGGAACAATAAACAAACACTACCTTGGAAAGACAAAGGCCCACGCGCTGTACCTACTAGCCTGTACCTAGAGTACAAGAAGGGTATCAACGAGAGGTGCGTAACATTTTGGGACAAGGTTGAGGGCGTAGTGCAAGGCTATGAAGCAGCTAAACACACCGCACGTTTACACTTGGGTGACTTGTACAACCCTGATGACTACCCACACGCTGAACAGGTACGAGCTAAGTATGGGTGGGACTTTGAGACAAACATGATACCTAAGTCGGGACACTTCATGGTGGATGTACCTGCGGAAGAACTCGCAGAGATGCAAGAGTCATGTGAGGCCAGGGTCAATGAACGGTTCAAAGAAGCCATGCAAGAAGCGTGGGGTAGGTTGCATAGCATGTGCGCAGAGATGAGTAAGAAGCTAACAGAGAATGAAGATGACAAGAAGAAAAAGAGGTGGCATGACTCTTTCATTAGTAACCCTCTGGAGTTATGTGCTCTGCTCTCTCACTTAAATGTAACCAATGACCCTGACTTGGAGCGTGCGCGTGCACAGCTTGAGCAGACTATACAGGGGGCAGACATTGAAACAATTAAGGACTCGGCTGCAACACGCGAAGCATTGAAGCGTGATGTGGACTCAATCATTGACCAGTACGAATGGTAAGGAGATAACAATGGATAACTTTGACTATTACAAAATAAAGAAGAACGGGGAACCCCTTGTTCGTGACGCAGGGAAAGACCCCTACCTTAACAACTCACATCTTGGCTTACCTAAAGCTGACCCCATAGCTAGGCCATGTGTGATATCAGCTTCTAAAGTAATGGATGAATTGATGCACGCTGCGGTGGATCGGTGGAGTGACAGAGACTTAACCTTTTCTATCAAAGAGTGGTACCCCTTACAAGTTGATGATGATGTAAACAAAGAATATGTCATAGCTGTTAAGGCTATGCACGTATATGAAACAACACGCAACGGAATTGAAAGTTGTGGAAACATACTTGCAACAGGCATAGACAAGGATTGGTTAATAGGGCAAGACTTTGAGGGAGTACGTATACGCCGCTCGGATCAATTGGGGTATGGTCATCGTGAAAGTAAACTTGAATTTACTAGCACACACGTAACACAGTTTAAAAAGAAACAACGCAATACCCGCAACTACAAGATGACTACAGGGGTAACTAAAAAAGCTATAGACATTTTTGAAAGGTACATGCACCCCATTGACAATGAACAAGTATTAGGTGATCACAGCAAACTCATTAGAGACGTGCGACATAGAGTATCTGAAGATAGACGCAACATAAATCAAGACCTTGACCGCTTAATTAACTGGGAACCGGTGCGTCAAGTTATTGAGCAGAGTCTACCCCAAATCTACGACCAAGCACGTAAGTATGTAACCGACAACCACTACTACCAGATTCAGCTACAAAGGCTTAAAGACTTGGAGGAACGTGTCATAGACCAAGAGATACACGAGAGCGTGGTGTTCGGAACCTGGCTGTCAGGTAACTATGGAGACGCTGATGTTCCTAGAGAGTACCTACCCGAGTATGGGTATGAGGTGTTTTTACATACCGATGAGGATGCAGTGCGGTTTGGAAAGCCTTGTTCTGTGCGGTTTTACGATGTGGGTACAAGCTACATACGTCACTATGATCGTGTACCCATAACGTTGCGTAGCGCAGTGGGTATGTTGAAACTGGTAGAGGATGATTCCTTTGTCAAGAACGTAGGCTTTCGTGTAAACGCGAGACATTTTTTCATAGCAAAAGAGGTGGGCGAAAATGAAAGAAGCGATGGTTAAAATAAACGTGCGCTTACCTGCGTATGTGGTAGAGCATTTCAGGCAGCACGATAACTATACAGGTGCGGTGCGGACGGTGCTCAAAGATTACGTTGATGCAATGCGTGTACCCGTGGTGATTGAAGGGGAAACTTATGAAGCAGACGAATGAAGTAAAGCTAACCAAAGAAGAGGTGCAAGCTAACATCGTGCAGATGTTGCAGCAAGTAGAGTACTGGCAGGACGTGGTAGATAACTGGCCGAGTGATGCCAAGTATCTTATCTTAAACAAAAAGGAGAACGATGGTGAGTAAAAACAAAATTACAATCACGTTCACTGAGCAACAGGCATTTTGCTTAATAATGGCTGCTAGTCAAGTAATGGATCATGGAGACATGGTAGAAAACAGCTTTCCAGAGCGCGGTGAAAGGAGAGCTGCGTACAATGCTTACAATAAACTGCAAGATGAATACTTCAAGCAAAGGAGAAAACGATGATGAAGAAACAAAAGGATGATGGGTCTTGTCCTACTCTAGCAGAGGTACGCAAGCAAGACCCGACAATGAACGAAAGCAAGTACGCATCTTATAAGCGAGGATGGTTACAAGTTAAAAACAAAAAGAAATCCTGACCCTATAAGATTCTTATACCCTCACGACTAACCCCGCCCAGTGCGGGGTTTTTTATGTCTTTACAAAGTCCAACCTATAGTCTATTCTTTCTGAATGGCTTTAACTCCTGAAAAGAAAGTTAAGAATAACGTGGTGCGTTTGCTAAAAGAACGTGACGCTTATTATTTTTTTCCCGCCAGTTATGGTATGGGACGCAGCGGTGTGCCAGACATTGTGTGTTGCTTACATGGGCAATTCATAGGCATTGAGTGTAAAGCTGGTAGCAACAAACCTACCCCCCTACAAGAACGAGAGCTTGCTGCTATTAAGGTAGCAGGTGGCTTATCTTGTGTAATCAATGAATCTAACATACCTCAACTTGCAACCATGTTAGATTTGCTAACGGAGAACGCAGATGAACAAAGGGCTGAAACTATTGATGGCACGCTTGCGGAGCCACCCTGAAGAATTCATTAAATCAGTAGACGTTACACATACTAAAGCTGGTATATCTGATTGGCGCTGGGCTACTAATCTTGTGGTGCATCATCCAGAAAAATGTCCCTATCTCGACCCTGATGAAAGAGATCAGTTTGTCCGTAGCTACTGGGACGTGCAAGAAAAACACTTCAACGAGAAAGTTATCTCTCAGCTTTTACACTTAGATGCCGACTGATGATAGTACCCAGGATAGCTACTGGGTACTTACTAGCGGTGCTAGGACTTAACTAAGACTATGAATTTATTAACTATAGATTTTGAAACCTACTACTCTAAAACGTATGGGTTAAAAAAACTTACGACTGAAGAGTACATACGCAGCTCTAAGTTTGAAGTTATCGGTGTTGCAGTAAAGGTGAACGATGCTCCTTCTGAGTGGGTTAGTGGGGGTAAGAATGCTATCGCTAAGTTCCTTAACAAGTTTGATTGGGAAAACTCTATTGCTTTAGCGCATAACGCTATATTCGACATGGCAATACTTAACTGGCGTTTTGGCATAGTGCCTAAGAAAGTAGCTGATACTTTAGCGATGTCCCGTGCGTTGCATTCCGTAGAGGTAGGGGGAAGCTTACAAGCTTTAGCTGAGTACTACGAGTTAGGTGCAAAGGGTACAGAGGTGCACGATGCTATAGGCAAGAAGCGTTTGGAATTTACCCGAGAAGAGATGGAGGCGTACGGCGGGTATTGCATACAGGATGTGGATTTAACTTATAAGCTTTTTGAGGTGTTGGCAAAAGGGTTTCCTATGTTTGAGTTGGACTTGATTGATCTAACAACTCGCATGTTTAGTGAACCTGCTCTTGAATTAGATACAAATGTCCTCACCAAACACTTAGATAATGTACTGGCTGCTAAAGAAGCTCTAATGAAAAAAGTAGCTCACGAAAAGACAAAGCTTACCAGTAACCCTCAGTTTGCTGAACTCTTACGGGGGTATGGCATAGAGCCACCTACTAAGATAAGCCCCACTACGGGTAAGGAGACTTACGCTTTTGCCAAGACGGACGAGGGGTTCAAAGCATTGCAAGAGCATGACAACCCAGAAGTACAAGCTATTGTAGCTGCTAGACTAGGAGTAAGGTCTACCATCGAAGAGAAACGCACGCAGCGGTTCTTAGACATTGCGGCCAGGGGTAAGCTACCTATACCACTTAGGTACTACGCTGCACATACGGGTAGGTGGGGTGGTTCGGACAAGATTAATATGCAGAACTTACCTCGTGGCTCCCAGTTAAAGTATGCTTTGTGCGCTCCAAAGGGGTACAAGTTTGTGGACTGTGACCTGTCCCAGATAGAGGCGCGGATGTTGGCGTGGTTGGCTGATGCTGCCGACTTGGTAGAGGCGTTCGATAGAGGTGATGATGTCTACAAGATAATGGCTGCTGCTATCTACAGTAAGAAAGCAGAGGATGTTACTAAGGAAGAACGGTTTGTAGGTAAGCAAACTGTACTGGGATGTGGGTATGGTATGGGGGCCAAACGTTTCCAAGTACAACTGAAGAACTTTGGGGTGGAACTAGATGAAGATGAGTGTCAACGGATTATAGATATATACCGCACTACTTACCTTGATATCCCTTACTTATGGTATGACGCAGGAGATTGCTTGAGTGCTATTATGAAAGACAAGGACTCCAAGTTTGGTAAAGACGACTTACTGGCGGTGGAGGGCCATAAAGGTATACGCTTACCTAATGGCCTGTACATAAAATACCCTAACTTACGGGAGCAGACAGTAAAGATAGCAGCTACAAAGGACAACCCTGCGGAGTCTTACACAGAGACAATCTATGATACCAAGAAAGGTAGGACTCTTATGACTACTAGGATATATGGAGGTAAAGTAATAGAGAATGTGTGCCAAGCCCTGGCAAGAATAGTTATTGGGGAACAGCTTCTACAAGTAGCACGCAAGTATAAGGTAGTAATGACTGTGCATGATGCGATAGGTTGTATAGTTCCTGAAGAAGAAGTAAAACAAGGTATGGCTTACGTAGAGAAGTGCATGAAAATACGCCCTACGTGGGCAAAGGATTTACCTCTGGACTGCGAAGGTGGAGTAGGTAATTCTTATGGTGAATGTCAGTGATGCCCCAGCGGGCGGTGGGCGGGGGTTTTTGTTATTCTTTCCCCCCTGTAACACCCGCAACATGCGATGGTGACTTTCCATAACCCGTGATTCCCTTGCGGCGTTCTCCGGTCAGCCGTGCGTATGTCGGTTAAGCCACGCTACGGTTAGTCGTGCCTCATGTAGGGCACGCCCCAGTTTACTAGGAGTAAGGTATGAATAAATTAGATGACGATGAGTTGGAGAAATTGCAAGAATACGTAGACGGACTCAATGACATGCAAGAGTGTGTGCATGAATTTATTGGGGATGCGATAAAGCACGGTGTTAATCCGTACGTTATTGCTGCTGCTTTAAATTACAACTTGGTACGTGTTTTTAAGTTGCTTCACCATGATAAAGAGTACGCGCATGAGTTGTTGGACACCACATGGGAAATAGAAGCAGGGCGTGTAACGGAAATTAAAACCGAAATAGAGTTTAAGAAAAAACTACGCGCCTTTGGAATACCTATGGTAGAAGACATAACAGGTAAAGAGACTTTGCACTAATGAAAATAACTATAGAACTAGACGACCAGGACACAGAGCATAAACATATTGAACGTTTCCTTACTCTGCTTGAGAAAGTCATTAACATACTGGAGGATGAACCAGAGGGTGATGATGAGAAAAGTTAATGACCTAAGTACAAACATTTGTCCTAAATGCCATGCTGTTTCTGAAGAAGTACTCAACATGGAGATACGTGAACGCGTTGGGTGGTATTGTTTAAAATGTCACCATTTTGAGAAAGCAATACTGCGTGAGACAGTCATACACAGAAAAGGAGAGGAACATGCTTTATGAGTATAGTTGCACTATTCGATCTATTACTGATGGTGATGGGTTACGCGTGGACATCGACCTGGGCTTTGGTGTCACTCTTAGGGGTAACGATGGTAGGGGCGTTAATATTCGTTTGTTTGGAATTGACGCACCCGAATCTCGCACTCGAAATAAACAGGAGAAGTTACATGGGTTACTCGCAAAGCAATGCCTCATCACGGAATGTAAGGTTGGAGAAACATACATCCTTAGAACGAAAAAGAGGGGAAAGTTTGGTCGCTGGTTGGGAGATATCAAAACGTCAAAGGGATGGATTACGAAGTTCCTTCTCCAAGCAAAGCTGGCTGTCCCGTACGAAGGGCAGAATAAGAAAGAGATTAAAGCAGCTCACGAAAAGAATCGTAAAGAATTAATTAGGATGGGGCTACTAGAGGGTTAACAATATGGAAGCCTGGAGTTACAGCAAAGTTAATACATTTAAACAATGTCCGAAAAAATATTACCATTTGAAAGTAGCCAAAGACGTGGTAGATAGGCCCAGCCCAGCTATGAATTATGGTAACAGAGTACACAAAGCAGCAGAGAATTACATAAAAAAAGACATAGAGCTGGAGGCAGAGTATGAGTTTTTACGCCCTGTGCTAGATGCTTTTAAAAATATAGAAGGAGAAAAACATTGTGAGTTACGCATGGGCGTGGGTAAACATAAAGGTGATTACTACCCCACTAAGTTTTTTGCAACAGATGTTTGGTACAGAGGCGTAATTGATTTGCTCATAGTTAATGGCGACAAAGCTTATTTGGTTGATTATAAGACAAGCAAAAGCACAGATTATGCGGACACCACTCAGTTAGACTTAATGGCTGGAGCTGTATTTGTAAACTTCCCTGAAGTAAAAGTTATAAAGTCCGCGCTTTCTTTTGTGGTTTGTAACGGGTTTATAAAAAAAGAACACACTGCGGATATGTGCGAATCTTACTTGTCCATATTCGATGAAGCCTTAGATAGAATAGAAGTGGCGCACGACACAGGAATTTGGAACGCTGTGGAAAGTGGCCTTTGTGGGTTTTGCCCAGTGACTAGTTGTGAACATCACAGGAGATAGAAATGCCTAGTAAAAAACGTAACTACAAAGAAGAATATGCAAAGTACCAAGGTACAGAAGAACAAAAAAAGAATCGTGCTAAACGTAACGCTGCTAGACGCAAAGCTACACGTACAGGAAAAGTAGCAAAAGGAGATGGCAAAGATGTAGCACATAAGAAAGCTATATCTAAAGGTGGTAAGAACTCAGGCAATACTAAAGTAGAAACCGCTGGGAAGAACAGATCATTTAAACGAAACTCTAGTGGTAAGTTAGTGTCTGAAAGAAGTACTAGGGAAAGGAAGAATAATGCGCGTAGTTAACAATAGAGCTATTGTGCTCAGAACAAAACGCCCACACTTAGTTACTGAAAAAATAAAGAACTACAAAATACTGGAAGAGGAAGATGGTGTTTACAAATTAGCAGTGCGTTGGAAACTGTATGAAGCGCAAATGCTTAACCAGTTAAAAATAAAAAACGTGCCCTCTCCCATACTAAAAGATTACCAATGGGGTGGGCGGCATACTCCGTTTGCCCACCAGAAAGAAACTTCAGGGTTTCTAACTTTAAACAAGAAAGCGTTTTGCTTCAACGAACAAGGCACAGGTAAAACTGCATCAGTTATATGGGCAGCAGATTACTTGATGAACGAAGGCAAGCTTAACCGCGTTTTAGTTATATGCCCTTTATCTATTATGAAGTCTGCTTGGCAAGAAGATTTGTTTAAGTTTGCCATGCACCGTACTTGTTCTATTGCACATGGTTCGTCTGCTAGACGTAGGAAAATACTGGATGCTGGTTCAGAATTTGTCATTATAAATTTTGATGGCGTTGCAGTAATCAAAGACGAAATTATAAACGGTGGGTTTGATATGGTGGTAGTGGATGAAGCCAACGCCTACAAGAACGCACAGACAAACCGATGGAAGATACTCAGGGACATCGTTGAGACAACCCCCTGGCTCTGGATGCTTACCGGCACACCTGCTGCACAGTCACCTGTGGATGCGTTTGGGTTAGCCAAGTTAGTCAACGGGAAGAACGCACCCAGGTATTTTGGGCAGTTCAGAGATAAGGTCATGCACAAGGTAACGCAGTTTACTTGGAGACCTAAACCAGATGCAGACAAGATAGTGCATGAAGTCTTACAACCCGCTATTCGGTTTGAAAAAGATCAATGCTTAGACTTACCCCCACTAACGTACATAGAACGTGAAGCCCCATTGACTAAACAACAAGCGGCTTATTACAAATTACTAAAAGATAAAATGGTTATGGAAGCTGATGGTGAGTCTGTTACTTCAGTAAACGCAGCCACTAATTTGAACAAACTACTACAGGTATCAGGCGGTGCAGTATATTCTGATGACAAAGAAGTAATTGAGTTTGATGTTAGTAACCGGCTTAAAGTAATTAAGGAAGCAATAGATGAGTCGTCTAATAAAGTTTTAGTGTTTGTACCTTTTACACACACTATAGAACTGCTAAACGAATTCCTAATTAAGAATAAGATAAGTTGCAAGATAATCTCGGGCAAAGTTTCTGTAAACAAACGCAGCGAGATAATAAAAAACTTTCAGGAAAAAGATGACCCCCATGTACTTATCATACAACCCCAAGCGGCATCACACGGGTTGACTTTAACCGCTGCCAACACTGTTATCTGGTACTCTCCTGTTACTAGCGTAGAGACATACCTGCAAGCCAATGCTCGAATAGACCGCCCTGGTCAACACAGTCCAATGACGGTAGTGCATGTTCGTGGTAGTGAAGTAGAGACACGCCTATACAACATGTTGCGGTCAAACATAACTCACCACCACAAGATAGTCGATTTATACCGACAAGAATTAATTACTTGACAATGTAAAACACCCTGCTAAACTGGTCGTCCCTTTAAGGAGGTGCAATGAAAACTACAGACCAGGCAGACAAACTCGCAGCAATCTATATAAAGATGCGCGAAGCAATACGTGAGTTGGAAGAAGAAATAAAAGGGATAAAGTCACAACAAGAAAAAGTAAGTGCTGAACTAGATGCGTTGTTTGGAGATAACACTGAATCTATTAAAACATTATCCGGTACGGTATCTCGTAGAGTGCAAACACACTATGGGGTAAGCGACTGGGATCAAATGCACGCTTTTATTTTAGAGAATGAAGCTACCCACTTACTAGAGAAACGGATACACGGCACAAACATGAAGGAGTTTTTAGAAGTAAACCCTGATGTTTTTCCACCTAGTCTCCAAGTAAACCGTAAGTATATTGTATCTGTACGTAAGCCATCTAAAAAGTGATGCAGTTAAAGCACAATGATGGTTGCTTTGCCAGCCCTCTGACTAATGAGCCTTTGTCAGCTATACAAGCAGTTATAGTTAACAGTGGCACTTTATCTAGGAGTTACTATTCGGGGGAAGGCCAATTACAGTGTTGGTCTTACGGATGTACTGCCCCCCATGAGAAAGTGCCAGAGGAGACAAAGCAAGCTACACGGTGCATGGATTGTAAGCAAAGCATTAAGAACAGTTACCGTGCTAGAGGTTCGCCGTGTAAGTTTTTTACAGTTATTAATTTAGTTATTTTATATGAGAAGCATGTATACACCCTTAGAGTAGGAGCTTTAAGTTTATTTTCCAAGGACGGAAACAAGACCAACTTGCTCAAGTATGTGGACTACTTAGAACACAACGATGAAAAGGTTGGCGATGTACTAACTGAGATATATTTTGAAGAACAGTTTGGGTTTAACAAGATGTATTTCAAACCCGTTCGTCCTTTGTACGATGACGAACTGCAACATGTAGCTTCTGTGTTAGAGGCTACTGACAACATTAACGTACCAACTGAGGAAATATTTATGACAGACCAATCGCACAAAATCAAAAACGTAGAGTTCTTATTCCCACGCCTTAACCAACCCTATAAGTTTGATAGGGCAGCAGGGAAGAGAGGACGTAGCGTACCCTGTGCTGCGGAAGACGATGGAGCAAAATACGAAATAAGTTTTGCTATGAATAAAGCACAAGCTAAAGAGTTGCATGGGCTTATGCAAGAAGCTTTTCTTGCTTCCCCAAAGCGCGATGATTCTTGGGATGATTCACTTGGCATGTCGTTTGAAAAAAATGAGGACGGCTTATGGATAGGTAAGGCAAACAAAAAAGCGGCTTACAACAATGAAGCTACTAAGCCCCCTGGACAGTATGATGCTAAGAACAAACCCCTTGATGATAACTTCATGTTGACCACAGGCAGTAAAGGTAATCTTCTTGTTAAGTTTATACCTTACAAAATGTCAGCTAAAAACATGGGTGTTTCTTTGCAGCTACAAGCTGTGCAAGTTTTAGAGTACAAACCTTTTACCCCTGCGTCTCCGTTTGATGAGGAAGAGGGTTTTACACAGGATTCAGCTCCCAATGCCGAGAATATACAACCTGCTCCTACTGGGTTTGAAGATGAAACTGAACCGGCTAAACCGGTGGTTCAAGCTAGTCTTTTTGATGACGATGATGAGGAAGAAATTAAAGAGCCAGTTAAGCGCAAGAAAAAGAAAGAAGAAAAACCGGCTACGCCTGAAGACATTGCAGATATTGTTGATATCTGGGGAGATGATTAAACCTTATGAGTTATGGCTATACGACACGTATCGGTAGTCTGAATAAGCAAGCTGACACATCCTTACTGGGAGTCAAGCTAGGCCGCGTGTGCATCAGAAACGATGTACCTGTTGCAGAGGTTGCCTCTCGGTTAGGAGTCAGTAGACAGACTATATATAACTGGTTTATGGGAACCCACGAACCTAACGAAGAATTAACCACACTTATAAAAGAAATAATAACTGAGTATAAAAAATGACAGACTTTGACCTCATAGATTATGCAGTCCCCAAGGGCGGCATTTATTGTGTGGTTGGCATGGGTGCAGTAACACTACAAAAGTTTACTAGAGATAGAGAAGAGTTAGATGCCCATATAGAAGACTTTGTAGAACGTGATTTTAACGTATACATTACGTTAGGGAAATCTAACAAGGAATCTCGCAGGGCCGAAGATATAGAGTCGTTTGCTTCTATATGGGTCGATTTAGATTGCGGGGAAGGCAAAGCAACACCTAACGCTACGACTGGTATACCCGCTGGGTACGCCACCCAGGATGATGCGGAACAAGCATTGTTTGACTTTTGTGAGTTAGTGGAGCTACCTGCCCCTGCAATAATAAACTCAGGTAACGGTCTGCACGCTTACTGGGGGTTTACTGAAGATGTACCCCGAGACAAATGGTTAGCTTTAGCTCAACGTTTGAAAACCCTTTTTACCATCCAGAAGTTTTATGCCGACCCTAGCGTATACGATGCTGCACGCGTCATGCGGTTACCGGATACGTTTAACCATAAAAGTGATCCCCCAAAAAGAGCCTTTGTAAAAAGACCTACTAATGACCGTCACAACTTTGAAGAGTTTTGTGAACTGCTTGGGGTAGATTTTGAAGCTCCAGTTAGCACAGTCTCAAAGGCAGGGCGCGTTCTGGACGCACTTGATAAAGTGGAAGTTTCCAACACTGATTATTCGTTTTATAAGATAGTCACGCGAGAAACACCTTGCTTGCAGCTTGTAGACGCTGTGCGTAACCCCACGACTTTATCAGAACCACGTTGGTTTGATGCGTTGTCCGTGGCTAAATTTTGTAACGATAACGCCAAAGCAATACACAAGGTATCTATAGGTCATCCTGATTATGATTTTGATGCAGTGGAAAGAAAGATTACGCATATTAAATGGCCACACAGTTGCAAACAATTTGATGCTACTCACGCTGGTATATGTAAGAACTGCGTACACTTTAAAAAAGATTCTAAAATAAAGTCTCCCTATAGTCTTGGCAAAGAGATTCGTAAAGACGTTACTAGCCCTATCAAAGCAAAGTACCCTGAAAATTATTTTAGAGGGGAGAACGGGGGCATATACAAAAAAACCTCAGACGATGAGGATGCAGAATTTATTTACGATTACGACTTTTATGTCAAAGAACGTTTATGGGACGCGGAGAAAAAATATCTTTGCTACTTTGTATTGCACACACCCCATGATGGAGTGCAAGAATTTACAATACCTAACAACAAACTCAATAAAACTGATCTGCTAAGAGAGTTAGCTTCTAACGGTGTAGTGGCTGAACCTACCAAAAATGATCTTTTGTTTAAGTATGTTATTAACTCAGTAAGACTTTTACAGCACGGGAGACCTGCGGATATTATGAGAACACAATTTGGATGGGCAGATCAGAACACAAAATTTATTGTAGGTGAAAGAGAAATAACTGTGGATGCCGAATACCATTCCCCGGCTTCTACAGCTACTGAAGGATTGTCTCCTCACTTTGTGCCTAGAGGCACGCTTGAAAAGTGGCAAGAAGCATTTAACGCATACAACCAAGAGGGGTTGGAAGTACAAGCCTTTGCAGCCCTGTCGGGGTTTGGTGCGCCCCTACTTAAACTAACTGGGCAGAAGGGAGCCATTATAAACCTTGTGCATAAGAGTGCAGGTACAGGCAAAACTACGGTATTGCGTATGGCCAATAGTATCTGTGGTGACCCTGAGAAGTTACTAGGAACTGTAAACGATAGTCCTCCTGGGAGAATAAACAAACTTGGTTTTTTAAATAACATAGTAAACACAGTGGATGAGCTTACTGATATGGACAACAAGGAGATTGGAGAGTACGCATACGCCTGTTCCCAAGGTAAGGGTAGAGAAAAAGCAGAGCGAACTGCTAACATAAACCGGAAGAATTTTATTACTTGGAATACAATAACATTAACTTCTTCTAACGCTTCGTTCTACCAAAAACTTCGCGTAGGTAAAGCTCAACCTGACGGGGAGATGATGCGTATCCTTGAATTTGAAGTGGATTACCAAAAGAAAAAAACTATGACCACAGAGGAAGGGCGAGAGTTGTTTGACCACCAGTTGAATGAAAATTACGGGCACGCCATACTTCCTTATATACAATACATAATTGCCAACTGGGACACTGTAGTTGAGAAGTTGCGGGCTATACAGCGTAAGATTGATACAGAACTAGGGCTAACTCAAAGAGAGCGTAACTGGTCTGCTATTATAGCTGCTAATCTAACAGGGGGTTGGATCGCAAACAAACTCGGGTTAATTGATTTCACCATGAAGAGAATATATCAGGAAGTGTGCCCCGTTCTGTTAGATATGAGAGCAAAGACAATTGCCCCGGTGGAACAAGCAAGCGCAGCCATAGCTGATTTTTTATCTGTGCACCACGCAAATACTCTAGTTATAACCTCGACATCTGACTTACGCAACTCTAGGCCAAGTGCAGACGCAGTGCTTCCCAGAGGCCCATTGCTTATACGCCATGAGACTGATACTAAATTAACGTCTATTAAAGCGAGTGCACTGCGGGAGTATTTAACCAAGACACAAGGGGACTACGATTCTGCGATAGCGGAACTTAAAGCTTGCGGTATGCTTATCGCAGTTAAAAACACTAGGCTGGGTAAAGGTGCTCCTACGCCATCAGGAGCGGAACGTTCTGTTATCTTAGATGGTACGCATAGCGATTTTGTAGACCCAGATTATCTTGCGGATGATAAAGATGAAAGTGGAGAAAGTGCAGTACCAGATAAACTGGAAGAAGTTTAAGCTGGGGTGGTCTTTTTTTATACCGTGCCTGGACGCTACAGCAGCTAAGAAACATGTGGCTAAAGAAACTAAAAAGTTTAAATACAAAATAGTTACTAAGGTTACGATAGAGGAAGGGGTGCGAGGCGTTCGGGTATGGAGAGTTTAGTTGTTCTGTAACTCAGGTCTAAGTAGTGGAAATACTAAAGGTCGTAACTTCTCGGTTACATATAACCCATCAACAGCAGCCCCTCTACGCTCTGCTCTCCCTGTAAGCGAGTCTTCTATAGTTTGGCTGTTAATCATGTTGTAAAAATATTTTATGTTGTATTTGTTTATTTGGTCATTGACCCTTTGTACTCTTGCATAATTTTGAGGTGAAGGATCACGGTTATACTTAGTTACAGCAGCATCAAGATCAGTAAGCACATTAGCTTTTTGTGTAGCTTGTTCTGCAACTATTTGTTTTACTTTAAATGCTAGTTGTTGCCTACTGGCCGGTTCTGTTGCTGCAAACCCTAATTGTTGAGCAAACAATTTCCGGGCTGTGTAATACTCGGCAGGTTTTATTTCTGCACCGCTACGAGTTAGCAATCCTTCTTGCTTCAATCGTTCTGCTTTAGCAACGTTACGGAACATGGCAGGGAGAAAATTTTCCATAGCACGCAAATAGTTGCCACGTTCTAAATCTTCTACCCCTCTAGCTATGTTGCTGCCTAAACTACCAAATGGCCCAAACATTGTTTCATACATGAAATCTTTTACTTGTTCTTCATACCCTGCTTGAGGAGAGTCGTTTCTAAACCACATGCCATCAAGACTAGTAGAAGCTCCTATGTTCATATCTGTAAGAGCAGATAACGGGCCAGCTTCAACAACACGGGCTAACAACTGTGCATTTTCTTCACTTAGGTCTAACGCTTCAGCAATGTCACTGTCCACACCAAAATAACGAGGGATAAAAACTGCTCTAAACCACACATCAAAAGGCAAGTTTCCAAAAGAAAATAAATCGGCATCTAGGTCGTCTTCGTCATCAAACAAACCTTTGTACAATTCTTTGGCTTCGTCAATTACAGAACCTAAAGCTGAGAACATAGGAAGCCCTACTGCACCTGCAAACAACCAAGTCATACCCAAGACACCTGTGAATATACCCGCAGCTTCTAAACGATCTGTCTTAGACATTCCCATTACTTTTGCATCTAGTATTCCACGTAAAAAATTTCTAGTAAGCAATGAAGTCATCTGTAACGGGAAGGTCATAAACTGGGTGCCCAACCTGGTAAGAGGATTAGCTTTCATAAGCGAAGGTTTATTGTAATTTGTGTAGTTAAACAACCCTTCATAGGTAAGTTCTACAGCGCGTGCTTGCGCTTCTTGTTGCGCTTCATCTTTATCTAAACCACGTTTTTTTGCATCAGCGTAAGCTAACTCAAAAGAAGACAGGTACATTATTTCTCGGTTCATTCTTTCTGCGTGATGGAAACTTCCACTCATAAAATCCGCACCGAATCTTAAAGCTTTACTTAGAGCGTTGTTTCTTTTAGCACTAGGTACTCGTGCCCTGCTAGTAACATCAGCCGCGTACGTAGACATAAACAAATCCCGTGCCGCTGCATACTCAAAAGCTTCTTGCAGTGCCCCCCGCATTTCAGGATCAGCATTTTTCTGTAAGTAATTACCACGCGATAGACTAGGCTCTTTATATTTATAAACGGCATTGCCATCACTGTCCGTGCTAACTTGTTCTTTGATGCCAAACCCTTGGTTAGTGGTTACATTAGCCATGTACTTTGCCATTACTTTAGTAGTAGCTGCACCACCAAACTCGGCACTAAGTACGGGCAACCCTACAATGGGCAACTGCGTAAACTGTATAATTGCAGACTTTGGTGCACTCAGCATCCAATAAAAAACCACGCTGTTTCCACTTGCTGCCAACTTATCAAGTATACCGTGATCTTGGTTGGGTGTAGATTCTTGTTGCGCTCGTTCAGCAATTTCGTTGGTGTATATTTTTATAATGTCTCCATCAGGATTACCTTGTAAAGAGTCGTCCATAGCACTTATGGCTGTTTGCAGCCTGTCAGCATACTTTAACCGCGTTAGTTGATTAGCCCCAGTGTTTTGAGTCACTACAAAATTTCTAAGTGCATCAGAACTAAACCCTGTTATACCTTTACGTCTAGTAAAACGTTTACGTATATCGGACTCAGGCAATGTCATGAGATATAGTTGGTACACTGAATCTTTAACACTTTCTGTATCCGTAAACTCGTTAGTTTCTAACAAATTAAAAACCTGTTTTAACATGTCGCTAGATTCGCGTATTTCCGTTCTCATAGAGTCCATTCCATTTTCGCCTCTTTCTAAATCTCCATCTTTTATTTGTTGCTCTAAAGTTAGATTAGGGTTTATTTCTTTAGCTCGTTGTCTAGCAAATATATCCCTGGCAACTTCTGACTCAAACATGTAAAACTCACGCGCCCTGCCTTTACCTGCACCTACTTTCAAAAAGAAATCTCCGTATCGCATTAATGGAAAATACACTTCCATTTCATTAGCTCTTTGGTAAGTTTCTACGATATAAGCAAGTAATTTTTTCTTGTCATCAATTTCTTGTTGTGTAAAAGCTTTTCCGTCTTTGGGTTTTTTGTTGTTTATTTTAGCTACCAACAATGCTTGATGTTCATCAAAATTCTTCTTGTACGCATCTCTAGCGCGTTTGTAAATGTTAACTCCTTCTTGGCCACCGTTTTCTGTTTCTTGCAGTCGGTTCCACCCTCCAATAATCACACCGTCCTTATTTGGTGAACCCGTGTATATTTCACGTATTTTGTTTTCTCTTTGCGTTATGGCTCCTTTGGCAGCGTTAACTTGTTGCACAGATGCGTTAGGGTCAACACGTAACTTTTGGTATACCTGGCGCAGTCCTAAGTTGTCTTTATTTGTATTGTTTAGGATTAAGTCATTACGGAGGGCTGCTTGTAAATTCTTATGCTTGCCAGGGTCAAAGTTTGATAGAGTTGCCATGTGCATAACATCTGAAAGTATTTCTCCGCCTTTTACATACTTGCTATTAAACTTTTCCCAAGTGGGTATTTCTTCGGCAAGTTCTTTAATACGCCTAGCCCTTTCTATAGCCATGTCACCCACAGTGTTATTAACTTCTCTCACACTGTCTATTTCAAAATCATTTACTAATGTCCTAGTAAGCCCCGCAGTTGTAAAAGTTTTTACTAATTTGCGCAATCCTTTGGTTTTACCAGCCCTAGCCAAAGTAGAAACCAAATCAGTAGCAGTGTTTTCATCTCGTGTTTCTATTATAGATTTAGCTAAATTATTAGCTAAAGCAGTTGCTGTTTTGCTACGCTGTAGTTTGTTTGCTACTGCTGTTATTTTCTTAGCTTTAGATCGGGATTGTTTTACTATATTTAAAGGTACACGTTTAGCTGCTTCGTTTAACCCAATTAGTTGATCCGTAAGGTCTAGCAACGAAACAAATCCGTTGTCTGTATTCTCACCCATCCCAAACAGTTTGCGAATTATGTTGATAAATTTAGATAATCCCGTTGCAGCTACACTACCTTCTCTGGTAGTAGTAGGTGGTACAGTAAGTAAAAACTCTTGCATTTCTGGTTGGGTAATTCCGTAAGCAACGAACTCAGTTACGTCTCCAAAAATGTCGCCCCGTTCTACTATTAAATCTAGCATAGGGTTATTTTTACCGTTTTGTTTGTCTACGATATACTTAAGTTCTGCCTCATACATTTGCTCAATAAGCTCTTCACGTAACTGATTAGTTGTATCAGGAACAGAGTCTGGGTTGTCAATAGAACGCCCTATTAAATTTATAGTCGCTGCATGTACAGCTTCATGCAGGAACGTTGTGTTAGTAGTGCCGTCTGTAGATTCACCAAGGCTGAGTAAATGTATAGTGTTAGTGCTGTCATCGTAAGTTCCATTAGCACCTGATCGAAAATCGGCTGCTGTTATTGTGTCTAAAGCATCAACGTCACGCACAATAACTAGTTTAGTATTTCTTACAAAAGGTAATAACCTACGCGCCAACAAACGTTCAAACCTAGTACCGTTTTTTATAATAGACGACAACGCCGAATCTGTTGTTACATCTTCCGCCACTAATACCGGATTAATTTCACCACTAGTAAAATCAACAAAACTTTTTGAGGGAGTGCTTTTTTTCTTAACGGTATTACGGGCATGTTCAGCACGCGCATTTTTTAGCTCAAGGTCAGTAAAAAGTCCACTATCAATAAGTTTCTGCGCTTTATCCCTTATTATTGTATTACCTTTGTAGTTGGGATTACGTAGTATGTCGATTGCCCCAACTAATCCATCTATACGCGCTTTTGCGTTTTCTTCTGCTATCTTTTTTATGCCTTTTTCTATTTTGCGTAAATCAGTTATCTGCCTATTAAGTTCGGCAAGTTGAGATTCTTGAGATACGGGTGCTGTTTCTGTATCTATTTTAGCTCTTAATTTTTTAGGGAGGTCTTCATCTAACTCTAACTCAGGTGTTGCATCTACAGCAGGGAAAGCGTTTAACTCCTCTTGCAGCCGAGTAACTGTGTTTTGTAATTCTTGATAATCCTCAATTGTTTTTATTTTTTTCAAAGCGGTGTTTTTTGCCGCTTGCCCAACAGCGCGTTTTATTCCTTCGAGGATAAGTTGTTGCTCAGATTTATTTGCAAGCTTAGTTAAGTTATTTACTTGGCGAGCTATTGTTTGAGATTTATTTTGAGAAACGATTCTATCTTGTTTGGTACGGGCTATATCAGCTTCAGTTTTTACTGCTTTAGGTCTACCAGGTTTATTTTTTGGACTTAGTTCAAAATTCCATGATCCTGTTTCAACGTTTTGCACTAAATTAGGAATGTTTTCCACCGCGTTGCTAGTGGGGTTAAACCCTATTTTAAACTTATTTTGTATTTCAGAAATAGTTGCCCCATTGTTTTCAACAATAAAGTCAGTTATTTGTTCTTCCAAAGTAGGTTCTTCAGCAATGTCTAAATCTCCTACGGGTGGGCTGCTACCTTTTAAATCTATTCCTGATCCATCTCCGATTTGTGGGCTGCTATCTTCTAAACTTATTTCTGAGTCATCCCCTATCTCAACGTCCTCAACGTTTGGTTTGTCTTGCTTTACATTTAATGTAACTGGTTTGCCTTCTGCATTAGTTTCTGGTGACCCTAAGTTGTTTAACCTTGCAAGTTCTGCTTCAAGGAATGCTTCCCCGTCTTCCCCTCCTAGTCCATTTTCAGGAGAAGCCACATACTGCACGTAGGCGTTTAACTGCTCACCTGTAATTTTTTCGTTAACTATTGTTTCTGCTATGCTGGTTATCTCTTGAGCTGTAGCGGCTGCTAACCTATCTAGCATATTTAAACGCTTTGCGTCTGTAATATTACCAACCCCGTCAGGAGCGCCAAATTCTGTTGGGGCATCAAATAAATCACTTTGCTTTAAGTCTTCAGCCGCTTGCTTAACTGCTTCTGATTCTGTCAGCGTTGAATCCGCTTCCATAAGTTTTTCGGCGCGGCCCATGATGTCACTTTGTAATTCTGCTTGCAGTTTAGCATTTGGGTCAACTGCGCCCCTGTTAGACACAGCACCTACGCCAGCCCCTGCCAAACCTCCAGCCAATCCTTCTAATGTTCCTGCCCCTACTACTCCCCGCATTGCTGGTACGTCAGGCAACCGCTCATCTCTTATTTGAGCAAGGTTCCTAGCCAGTTGTTCTTGCGCACCCTGGAACGCTTCAGGTACAGCTTCTGTTACTGCGCCTTTTAACACGCCGCGCTTTGCTACATTGCCTGTAACTAATTTAGCCAACGCAGGTTCCAATCCACTTTTAGCGGCCCAACCACCTAGCACAGTTCCCAGGGCTATTTGATCTAAATTCTCCCCTCCGTAAGCTTGGGCTTCTTTTGCACCTGCTTCAGCTTGCTCTGGAGTTACACCCGCTTTTAATAGTTCTTCTTCTACGGTTTCAAAAATAGCACCTTTGACGACACCTGAACCCATTACCGCACCAGTACCTACCGCTGCCACAGTACCTGCAAGCCCTGGCCCTGCCAAAAGACCAGCCGCAGCCGCTGGTATAACTGTGCCTACCGCGTTTGCCATGAAATCAATAGGTGCGATTGAGATGCCTTTTATTGCTGCACCAACTTGTTCTGCAAAGCCCCCATCTTCAGCTTCTTTCATTAACCGAGAAATTTCCGCACTGTCAGCTTTAGATTGTGCAGATAGTAAATTATCAAGAAAGTCTTCTATGCCACGTAAGTTCTCAGCAACAGGGTTGTCTGCCCCAAATGCTTCGGTAATTGCACGTACGCCATAAGTAGCACCCTTACCAATCTGTAAAGGTACATCGGCAACACTGCGTAGGAAGGACTGATCTACTGGCTCTGGGCACGTTTCGTTCACACCCACTTCTGTGCCATCAGGACATATCTTAGTAGCAGGAGTTTGTGTTGGTAGTACAGGCTGACCCCCAAACTGAGATTGTGTTTGAGTTTCTTCTGTTAATGCAGGAATGCCTCCAAACTGAGATACACTTGGGGGTTTGACTTCTACTTCTGTTACTTCGACACCGCCAAACTTAGAAGGCATTACGGTTTCCTAAAAGTCTGCCCATTTTCAATAAATAAAGCACCAGACTCTAATGCGTCAAACTGTGCTTGAGTGGTGACTGTAGGAATATTTTGTGTTGTCCCACTAAAGCCTTGCGTATTCATTAATTGTTGAGCTAATTCTAATATTTTATTCTGCCTAGCTTCTGGGTTTGTTACTAACGATATGTCACCAGCAACTATATCTGCTGCTGCTTTTATAGCATCGGAGAATGCTTTCCTTTGCATGTCACTTTCTTGTATTCCAAGATATGCCAACCGCCCTCTTAACTCTTGGTCAAACAATTCATTAAGAGCTGCGCTTTGTATTTCTTGTTCAGTGCCGTTGGGGTTCTCTACTCTTGCTTCGTTCAATAAAATATTTAATTTCTGTGAAAATTCTGAGCCTTCTTGTTGCAATTTAGCAACTGCTAATTGCGTATTTTGGCTACGTATGTTGCTGGCTAAAGTTGCATCTTGTTGCCTAGCTGTAAGTTCAGCTTGCCGTAGCGCATTTGCTAAAGAAGCACCCGCACTTAACCCACTGTTGATGCCATCTTCTACCAACTTAAATGTATTTTGTTCTGCTTCAAATTTACTTAACCCAAGCTGTTGGAAAGTATCGGTAATCTTATCCATAGTAGCTACATCTTCTTGCGCAGCTTCTAGTTGTTCGGCGTATATTCTATTTTCAGCATCCATCGTACCTCTGGCAAAACCACCTAACCCTTGCTCTGCCGTGCCCAACAAGCCCGCACGTAACAATCTTCTGCGTTCTTCTTCAGGGGTAAACCGTTCTTCTCGCAATGCTCTTCTTGCTTGTTCTGCTGTCCTTTGTTCGGCTCGCAATTCATCAAGTCCTGTAAGCTCATCAAGTCTAGCAGTCGCTATTTCCTGTTCTTTAGTTACATCCCGTCCCAACCGGCCTTCTACACCTTCTTTAATTAACTCTTCAAACGCAGTAGATGAAGCATCGTAATCTTCAACATCTACATCACCTATGAGTGTGCTTATGTCTACCTCCCCATCTGGGCCTGTAGTAACTTTTTCTGATACTTCTTCTACTTCATCAGTAGGTAAAAGTCTTTGGGGTGGGTAAGGTGCTTCCTCTTCATCTACTTGTGTAGTTATAACTTCTTGCCCTGGTTGTGTAGAGATCAATGCAGTTTCTTCGCCAGTAGGGTCATACTCGGTAATACTTGCCATCCTACTTGCTTCTTCAGGAGGTACTCCATCTGCTAATAAAGCGACATATCTATTATTCCTAGCTGCAATACGCGCTGCGCGTTTTCTTTCTTCTTCCTCTTCTTCCATAGACTGAGCACGCCGTCCCGCACCTCTTACCATTTGCCCATTACTAAAACCAACTATTCCACCACCAGCCATACCGCCTTGTTGCCTTCTGCTCACTTCCTGCATCATGGCGGCGTACTGATCCATTGTCATGTTGCCACCTTGTTGTGTGGGTCTTAGAGAGTCTAAGGTAGCTCTAGCAAAAGCCTTTTCTTGGTCAGTAGAATTGGGATTATTAAGCACTGCTTGAGCACTTATGTAACTGTCTGCTTCTGACAGTGGCCCACCTGCTGATTTACTAACTACTCCTCTACCCATAAGTATGTCTTTACGTGTAACTTTCCCATCACCACTTAAATCTGGAAAACCACCGTCTTTAAACGCCACAATACCACCCT